GCCGCGATCCAGCGCAGCGTGAAGGTCAGCCTGGACGTCGACCTCGAATGCCGCCGCCAGCGCTCCGTCCAGTCCTGCCGCCACCCGGGCGCGGTGCTGCTGGATCTCGTCAACCAGGCGACCGAGGAGCACGAGCCCGAGGAGCTGCGCCGGTGTCTGGTCGCGCTGGCGGCGCAGTGCCACCTGCAGGTCGAGCGGATCGACAAGGAGGCGGGGCGGTGACCTGCGAGCCCCTCCCCGGCGGCGGGTTCGTCTGCAACCGCAGCGCGCGCCGGCCCCGCTGCGGCGTGCCTGGCTGCGACCGCCCGGCCGAGTTCGAGTGCGACTTTCCGATCGCGCGGAAGAAGAGCGGGACCTGCGACGCGCGCCTGTGCGGCGCGCACGCGACGAAGGCGGGCGAGGGGCGCGATCTCTGCGGACCGCATTCAAAGCTGGAGGTGACTCGTGGGTAAGGGGACGTCGATAGAATGGTGCGACCACACTTTTAACCCGTGGTGGGGATGCCAGCGGGTGTCTCCCGGCTGCGAGCACTGTTACGCCGAGACATTCGCGAAGCGGCTGGGCAAGCAGATCTGGGGACCGACCGCCGAGCGTCGGTTCTTTGGCGACAGGCACTGGGCCGAGCCGCTCAAATGGGCCGCGGACGCCAAGGCTGAGGGGATCCGTCGCCGTGTCTTCTGCGCCTCGATGGCGGACGTGTTCGAAGATCGGCGCGATCTGGATGAACAGCGGGCGCGGCTCTGGAACCTGATCGAGGCGACGCCGGAGCTTGACTGGCTGCTGCTGACCAAGCGCCCAGAGAACCACGAGATGGTCCCGCTCGCGTGGCAGACGGGAACACGGCGTCCCGGCAACCTGTGGCTCGGAACCACTTGCGAGGGTGGGGACACGAAGTTGACCGACACGCGGGTGCGCCACCTTTTGTCCGCGCCCTGGCCGTCGATCCGATTCATCAGCGCCGAGCCGTTGCTCGGCCGCGGCCACCTGGATCGCGCTCTGTTGGTCTGTGCGCACTGGAACTCCCAGGACGGACGAAGCAAGGCGCCATGGGAGCCAGAGGACATCGCCAAGCTCTGGTGGGAGCCGCAGGCTCTGCGCGGCGTCAGCCAGAAGATCGTCGATTGGGTCATCGTTGGGGGCGAGTCGGGCCCCGGCGCGCGTCCCTTCGATCTGGCCTGGGCGCGGGAGATCGTCGCGCAGTGCAAGGCGGCGGGCGTTGCGTGTTTCGTGAAGCAGCTCGGGGCGGCGCCGCTGATCGAAATGGGCCTTCAGGAGCTGCCGCTCCACCGCACGCGTTACTGGCGCAGCGGGCTCGCCCAGAGGGTGGTCTACGACCTGAACGATCGCAAAGGCGGCGACTGGAACGAGTGGCCCGAGGCGCTTCGCGTGAGGGAGTTCCCCCGATGAAGACCGCCGCTGAGTTCGTGGCCGAGAACGAGGGCTACGCCTTCGAGGAAGCGATCGAGGCGCGCGATGGCCAGATGCGCGCTGCCGGCGCCGCCGAGGGCCGGAACGCAGCCTTTTTAGAGGCGGTGGCGGCATTGGGCCGGCGTGCGCGACAGGCCCGCGCAGACGGCTGGGATCAGATCGCCGATGCTCATCTCGCCGCTGTCCGCGATCTGGAAGCGTTATACCGAAAAACTCCTGGCGCGAGCCTGTTCGGATGAAAGCGATAACGCTGCGCCAGCCCTGGGCCTCGCTTTTCGTCGCCGGCGCCAAGCTGATCGAGACGCGCAGCTGGTCGACCCCCTACCGCGGCCCGCTCGCCGTTCACGCCAGCGCCAAGATCAACGCGGAGGAATTCGCGCTCTGCTACTCGCCGCCGTTCGCCTCCGCGCTGGCCAACCTCGGATTCAACGCGCCCGGCGATTTGCCGGTCGGCGCCGTGCTGGGCATCGTCGAGATCGTCGACTGCCTGCGGATGGTGGCGGGTCGACTGACCGGCGATCTGGCCGAGTTCGCCATCAACGATCGACGCGCGATGACCGACAACGAGCGCGCCTTTGGCCACTACGCCGCCGGCCGCTTCGCGTGGATCACCTCGCCCGCGCGGACGGTCTTCACCAAGCCGATCCCTGCGCGGGGGATGCTGGGGCTGTGGGAGTTGCCGGCTGACGTCGCGAAGGAGATCCCGTGAAGCGCGGCCCCTTCATCGCGCTCCCGCCCGGCTGTAAGACCATCACCCGGACGTTCTTCGGCCCCGTGTGCCACAAGTGCGGCGAGTTGGGCCCGGTCGTCGATGTGAATCCCGACGAGACCGCGCGTTCTGCCCTTCGCCGCCTGAACCGCCGGCTGCGCCTACACGTCGCCACGGCGACGATGAAGCGGGGCAAGTGGACGTGCTTCATGTGCCAGTGGGCCGCGCTTGCCCAGGCCGGGGGCCCACGGTGATCACCCTCCATCCCCTCGCCCTGGTCGGCCTGATCCTGGTCGCCGCGTGGCTGGCCGGCTGGGTCGCGGGGCGGATGGTGCTGGCCAAGATGACCAAGCTCGTCGACCTGATGGCGGAGGGGCCGGCGGATTCTGCCTTCATCGAAGGCCCGTCGATCGAGCACAAGAAAGAGAGGCTGAATTGAAATCCCTGATCGCCCGCCTGTACGCGCTGAACAACGCGCACGCGGGGCACGACTGCAACGCGCAACAATGCGGGGAGCGGCTGTGGTGCGGGATCAACGAGGCGCTGGCTGCGTTCAGAGCGGACTCGCTGGCCGGGGACATTGGTTTGATGAAGCACCTGGAGCCGTTGTTAGCGGACGGCCTCACGTGGAAACAGATGGGGCTCGTGGTCCGATCCGTCGACGCATACGTGGCGCGTCGGGAATCTGACCTGGCCACGCCAGCCCCAGGCCTTTGCGAAACCTGCCGCCAGTCCCTGCGCCCCGGCTACTCCCGCTGCGCCACCTGCAACCGGAGCGGGCGGTGAAGCTGTACCCCGATCCGATCGCCACCCTCTGGTGGAGGTGTCTCCGCTGCGGCACCGTGCGCGGCCCGTACCTGTTCACCAAGGACGCCGCGTCGAAGAACGAGAACCACGTTTGCCCGAAACCCGTTGACCCCGCGCCGCCGGGGTAGGAGCGTTAGGAAATGGATCTGCTTGGGTGCCCCTTCTGTGGCGAGACGACGAAGCTGCATGCGGCGCATGCGGAGGACGACGAGCCTGGACGAGTCGTCTATGTTGTCTGCGGTATCTGTGGCAGCAACGGTCCCTGGGCGGACAGCCGCACCCAGGCCATCGCCAACTGGAACCGGCGGCCGGCCAGCACGCTGGCCGCGGGTGCCCAGCTGATCCCCGGACACACCGGAGAGATCCACTTCACCGACGGCTCGCCGCCCCTCACCGGCGCCATTGCGGCTCACTGGGCGATCCCCGTTCGAATGACCGGCGAGGACGACCTCTCGAAGGCGAGGGACAAGCGCGACGCCGCCGGCTTGCCCTCCGTCGACACCCACATCGAGATCGACGGCCTCGCGATGGACTTCGACCTGGGCGGGCCGCCGAAGGGAAAGCGGTGAGCGACGCCGAGACCGGTGTGCGGCAGGTGCTTCCGCCTTCGGCAATTGACCACGTCACCAGGTCGGATCGCCAGCGGATGTACGTATGCCTTGCAAGGAGCGTCGACCAGGTTTCGCTTGTGGATTTGACCGCCATCGCCGAACGACTTGGGACGACCGACGTCAAGGTAATCCACGGCGTCGTGGCCCCCGTCCCGCGGCGAGGACCGATGCCGACGGGGCTGTACATCCTGATCGACGGGATCACGTCACCGCCCTGATCTAGAAATCTGGAGCCCGCCCCGCGCGCGCGTACGGTCGGGGCATGTCCGCCGATGGCGCGCCCCCGGAGGACGCTCGGGTCGAAGCGCTGCGCAGCAAGTTCCCCTGGCTGTCGGCCGGCGCCACGCTCGCGGCTGATCCTGACGTCGTCGAGGCCGCGCCGCCGGCGCACCGTCGCTGCGGGGGCTGCGGCGGCACCACGCATGACCGGCGCAACTGCCCGATGGGCCAGCGCATTCCGAAGCGGTGCGCCTGGTGCCGCGCAATCGGCCACACCGCGCGCAGCTGCCCCGAGCGCCCGGCCGACGTCGCGCCCGACATGGCGTCGCTGCGCGCCCGGGCGAACATGTGCCGGCGCTGCCGCGAGATCGGGCACGCGATGTCGGCCTGCCCCCAGCGGCCAGACGGGACCAAGCACTGCAGCTACTGCCACGAGGCGCACCATCAGGTCACCACCTGCGCGAAGTACCGCGCCGACCACCCGGAGGCGCCGCCGTTCAGGCGCGGGGCGGTGGTTCGACACTGTGGCCGGTGCGGGGAGCCGGGGCACCACGCGCCGACCTGCCCGCTGGACGTCGGCGACACGGACCTCGTAGACCTGGTGCCGGCGCCGGTGGTCGCCGACGTCGAGCCGCCGATCACCACCAAGAGCATCGCCGCGAAGCTGCCGCCGATCGGGCCCGCCGCCGCCCGCGAGACGCCTGCTGTTCCTGTTTCGCCGCCTCAAGTGAGGGCGGAAAACGAGAGCCGCGCGCCGGCCCGCCGTTGTTGCAGCGTCTGCCGCCAGCCGGGCCACCGGATCGAACGCTGCCCCCAGCGCACCGGCGAGGTCCTGCACAAGCCAGGGACGCCGCTGGTATGGCGCCCGGAGTCGGCGCGCCCGCCGCGGCTGGTGGTCGACCGCGACCCAGAGGCGGACCTGACGGACCTGGTGCCCGAGGAGGCGGTGCCCATCTGTACCGAAGTTGCTGTTTCGGTACAGGACGACCTCCCGCCGGCGCCGCCGGAGGTCTGCGGCCGATGCCAGCAGGAGGGCCACGACGCCCGCGGCTGCCCGATGCGCACCACCAGCGCCAAGGCGTTCTACCGGATCCGCCAGAACGGAAACGGGCGCAGCGAGAGCGTGCTGGAGATGAAGCGCGCGCTGCGGGTCGTGGCCAACGATGTCGAGCTCGACGACGCCGCGCTGCCGGCCCGGCCCCGGACGCGCGGGGATTGCGTGGACGGTCCCCGCCCGTGCCCCTGGGTGTCCTGCAGGCACCACCTGTACCTCGACGTCACCGAGACGGGGACGATCCGATACCCATCCTGCGAGGTCGACGAGATGGGCGAGACGTGCGCGCTCGACGTCGCCGATCGCGGGGGCAACACGCTGGAGGTGGTCGGCTCCCTGCTGCGGGTCACGAGGGAGCGGATTCGTCAGGTCGAGACGATGGCCGTCCAGAACGCCGCGGTGGCGGCGGCCGAGATGGGCGGGATGGAGGCGGCACCCGAGCACGGCGAGTCCCCGCTGGCCGCCGCAATGGCCGAGTAGAAAACTCGCGGGTCAGCTCGGCCGGCGTTACGGTCGCCACGTGCCGCCCACCCCCGCCGCGATCCGCGCCGCCCTGCGGGCTCGCGCACGGGCGGACGCCGCCGAGCGGGAGGCCCAGCGGCTCGAAGCCGCCGCGGGCATCGACCGGCGCGCGCTGTCGATCGCACGGGCGACGGCGGGCGACGACCCGGCGCACCAGGCGATCCTGGCGCGGATGACCGTCGCGATGGCGGCGGAGATCTGCGGGACGACACCCCAGGTGCTGGCCAAGGCGTGGGCGAAGGGCGACCAGTTTCGCCCCGCCCGGCCCGAGTGGCGACGCGCCCTGGCGCGCTACGGGGTAGCTCGCGATCTGTGGCGCGGCGAGGCGTAACCCGCACATGTAGGTTGACCGTGTCTTAAGACGGATGGCATCTTAAGACGTATGGCTATCGGACCCGTCGGTCACCCCCGCAAAAAGAAGATCCGCTTCGTCGCCGCTGCCGCCGTCGCCATCTCCGATCCCCGCTGGCCGCCCAATAGCGGCCCGGCCCCCACGGTGCTGAGCGCGCTGCTGCTGGACCAGCACGGCCACGCATGGTGGTGGGACGGCGTCACCGAGCGCGGCGCGCGGATCCGCATGGGTGCCCAGCCAGACGGGTCACCGCCGGCGTCGGTGACGATTCCGACGCGCCGCCGCAAGTAGTGGCCGGTGATGGTTTCGACACCGCCACCCGCGGCAGGGTTTCGGTTCGCCTACACCCGGAACGCTGAGGATCTGGGATAGGCCGAGGTCGCGGTGTCGGTGGTGAAACCGTACATGAATAATTACGCCACATTACATGGGCTATTCCACGGATCAGGGTGTTCCCCGATACGAATCGTTCCGGCATTCTGACCGGCCCATCCCCCATGGACGCCGACCTTAGGCAGCTGATCCAGTCGCTCCAGGCGCAGCTCCAGGCGGCCACGGACCAGAACCGGGCGCTGACCGAGCTCGTGCGACTCCAGGGGGAGGCGATGGCGCGGATTGGGGCGGCGGGGGGGATGCCGGCGGTGCCGGCGCCCACGCGGGTGGCAATGTTCGACCTTCGCAAGCGCTGGGCGACCGCCAAGGCGAGCCTGGCTTCGTTCGAATGCGACAACAACCGGGCGCTGGTGCTCCTCGGATGGGCGCCCCCAGATGGTCCGTTCGCTGGCATCAAGCTGGGAGACCGCGATCCGATGTCCCTCACCGCCGAGGACGTGGATCAGTACCGCGCGTACCGGGTGACCTGCCTGAGGTGGGCAGGCATGGCGCAGGCGTCGGAGGAGACCGTCGGAGCGACCACGATCGATCGCGAGGTCATGATCCTGCTTCGCATCCTGAACTTCGGCGTCGCGCGAAACACCATCGCGCGCAATCCGATCCGCGGGCTGAAGAGTTCCGGGGACGATGGCGTGCGCGAGGTCATCATCGAAGAGGAGGGGTTCGATCGCGTGCTCCACGCGCTCGGCGACGACCAGATGATGCGCGCGAACGTGACGCTCGCCTACGACAGCGGGATGAGAGAGACCGAGGTGCTGGTCTGCCGGCTGCCCTGGCTCGACCCTGATCGGGGGTTCGTTCACATCCCAGCCGCCGTGGCCAAGAACGGGCACGCCCGTGTCACCGACCTATCCAAGCGCGCATGGCGAGAGGTCGAGTTGCTGCCGCGGCACATCCGCTCCGACCAGCTCTGGATCAACCAGGAGACCGGGAACCTCTACAACAAGCGCTGGATCTATGAGAAGTACAGCCGCGCAGTCCGCAAGGCCGGCGTCACCGGCCGCAACGGCGAGTGGCCCACGTACCACGATCTGCGCCGTTCATGGGTCACGCTGATGCGTCGCCGCGGGATCGCCGAGAGCGTGATCATGTCGAAGTCCGGCCACCAGGATCACAAGGTCTTCCGCCGCTACTCGATCGTCGCCGACGACGACCTCCGATCTTCCTGGGAGGACATGGAGCGCGGCCGCCAAAAGGATCTCGAGCGCATCGCCGAGAAAAAGCGCCGAGGTCCGCATCGCGCGGCCGACGTTTTGTCGGCTGGTGTCGCAGCTACGACCACCAATTTGAAGTAACGACCAAAACAGTAGTTGACCCGGGTTGACATTTTGTGGCTTATGGTGAGCCACCGACGCCCATGATTCTCTCGTGCCTCATGGCCTCTCCCGCAGTGACCCGCAGTGGGCGTCGGAAACTCGCGTGCAGTCAGCGGCGAGAGGGGCCAAGGGGCACGAGAATCAGAGAAGTGAGGACTCCATGGATCGTTCCGACGATTCTGGAGCCTGCGAGAATCGGTCGCCGCAAGAACACAGCAAGTTCTTCGTAAACCGTAGGTCCTCGGTTCAATCCCGAGCACCGGCTCCAGGTTCCGAAAAGACAGAAAAGCCCGAGAACGCCGCTGGTTGCGCCGCTTCCGACCTCGCCCTTGATGGGGCTGGGCCAGAGGTAGTCAACCAGGGGGATTTATCCCCCGGTTCCGGAAACCATCCGACAGGTCGGCAAGCCGAGGAATGGCGCCCCGCCCCCGGCTGGGAGGCCCGCCCATGACGGCCGCCTACGGGTTCCGTCCGTGGCGCGGCCGCCGCCGGTTCGGGCTGTTCGTCTTCGCGCCTGACGGTCGCGCCGTGGGGTTCGTCGCGCCGGCGGTGCCCCGGTGAGCCAGCACCTCGATCCGGAGCTGCGCGAGGCGCTCGAAACGATCTTCGTGTTGACCTACGAGCGCGAACGCGACATCGCGGCCACCCTCGATACGGTCGTCCGGTTTCTCGACGGGGCGCGTAAGTCGCGCGTCGGCCTCCTCACGGCGACCGCAATCGGGGTCTCGTCCATCAAGCGCCGCCGGCGCGCTACCGCCTCGATGGCCAAGCTGCGCATCGCGCGGACGCTCGGCCCCGAGATCGCGCGCGTTGCCCATCATCACCGCCTCGAAGCCGAGGATCTGACCGGAGACAGCTTGGTGCCGGAGGTGGTGGCGGCCAGGTACGAGGCGTATTGGCGCCTGCGCCAGTTGCGCCATTCGCTGCCGATCGTCGGGCTGGCGGTGGGCGGGCGAAATCACAGCACCGTCCACACGGGGCTGCGGAAGTTCGAGGCGATGTTGGCGGCGGATCCTGCGCTGCGCGCGCGGATTGAACAGATTGCCGTGGCCGAGGCGGGCGCCCGCCGTGAGGCAAGCGAGGCAGCACCCCAGGCGGGGGAGAGGGGACACATGAAGGGCCCTTCGCAGTTCCTGCCGCCGACGGGCTCGCAGCCGGGGGACAGTTCGGCCTCCCCGGCGAAGCTGTCACTGAGGGCCGCGTGATGCCGCCGGCACCCAAGGGCGTCCCGATCCGGGTCGTGGTCACCCCCCCGGCTGAGGACGCGGTCGCCAAGGTCAGCCGCTGGCTCGATCGCCAGCGCACCACCGGCCAGATCTCCGCCGAGGGCTCGTCGGTGGTGGAGCGCCTGATGGAGGACCTGCGGGACCGGCCCGAGACGCGCGGCCAAAAGGCGGTTCGCTTCGTCAACGACCTCAAGCGCGTCGAGATCGACCTGCGGATCCTGGCCGACCGCATCGACGACTTGGGCGAGCAGGGTGAGGCGCTGGGCCACGCCGACGCCAGCATGTGCCCCGACCAGGTCGCCTGCTACGCCGCCAACAGCCTGCAGGGGACGCTGGCGCTGCTGCGGGACCTGCGGCGCGCGGTGAAGTTGCCGGCGCGGCGGAAGGGAGGGCGACGCTGATGCCCCGCGACTTCACCACCGTCGTCGACCAGGTGGTCGCGGCCATCCCGTCCGGGCCCGACACCGCGGACCTTCTTCGGTTCCTCGCCACCGAGCGCGCGGATGCCGGCTACCAGCCGCCCGAATCGCGGCGCCCGTGGGAGCGGCTCTGCGCTCTGCTCGATAACCACATCGGCGAACCGACGCTGCCGTGGCATCGCCGGGTGGCGAACATCGTCGCGGGGCGGGAGGTGACGTCTTGAAACCCTCCCAACGTCCCTGGTTCCGGGCGCTCGCGCTGAGTTCCGCGGGCATCCTGTACGTGCTGGCGTGCTGGTGCTCGTCCTGGAGGACCATCTACGACCCATCGCCTGAGCCATTCACCTGGTGGCATCCGGTGGCGCTGGTGGTCTGGGCCCTGTTGGCGGCCAGTGTCGTTGTCGTCGAGCGGATGGTGATGCCGTCGGCCGACCGGGCGAGCAACAGCGTCAGCCTCACCGACGACGAGTGGGACCTGATCAAGCGATGCCGAGAGGATCGACCATGAGCGGCACGCCCGCCGATCGCGCGGCCGCTCTGTCGGCGCGGATTCACCGTCGGTTCAATCATGAGGGCAACGTGATGAACCGGGTTGACTTCGATGGTCTTGAGCCCGGGGAAGAAAACCTGTTTTGGCGCGCCTTCGACGGCGAAGACTTTCAGTGGCTGTTCGACGTCGCGCCGTTCGTCGCGCCGATGGCACGCCTCGGCCGCGAGCTGCGGGACATCGTGGCGGGGAACCGGGAGGCGCCGCGGTGAGAAAGCCGATCATCCAGGCCGCCTACGCGCTCCCCGGCGAGCTGGTGGTGGACCAACCACCACGGGTCTCCGGTCGCTTTCTTCCGGGCCAGGTCTATTCGACCAAGACCCAGTTTGTTCCCGGCAAGCGGTCGTCAATCGGGACGGAGTTCAAGCCTGGGCAGCAGGCGCACAACAGGGTGCCCGTCGGCACCGTGCGCGTGCGGAAGGAAACCCACACAGGTCTTCTGCGTGCGTGGGTCAAGACCGCTGAACCGAACGTCTGGAGAAAGCGCGCGGTGGTGGTTTGGGAGGCGATACACGGCCCCATTCCTCGCGGATCCGTCGTCCACCACGCCGATCGCAACAGCCTCAATGACGATCCGGACAACCTGCAGGCACTGACGCGCAAGCAGCACACCGCCGAACACCGGCTGGAGATTGCCATGGGCATGATGAAGGCGGCTCTCTCGTGAGGCCACCGGTGCTTCGAGGCTACCTCCTCGATCCATCAGAACTGGTGGTCGATTCATTCGCCGGCGGCGGCGGCGCGTCCACCGGTATCGAGGCAGCCATCGGCCGCCCCGTCGACATCGCGATCAACCACAGCCCCGCGGCGATCGCGATGCACAAGGCCAACCACCCGGAGACGAAGCACTTCTGCGAAAACATCTGGGAGGTCGACCCAGGGCTGGCCTGCGGTGGCCGTCCCGTCGGCATGGCCTGGTTCTCGCCCGACTGCACCCACTTCTCGAAGGCCAAGGGCACGCAGCCGCTGAAGAAGGAGATCCGAGGCCTCGCCTGGGTGGTGGTGCGCTGGGCGCGCGCGGTGCGCCCACGCGTGATCGTGCTGGAGAACGTCGAAGAGTTTCAAACCTGGGGACCTCTGGGCGATGACGGCCGGCCCGATCGCGCCCGGTCCGGCGAAGACTTTCGCGCCTGGCTGGCCCAGCTGCGCGAGTGCGGCTACGAGATCGAGTTCCGGCTGTTGACGGCCGCCGACTACGGCACCCCCACCACCCGGAAGCGTCTGTTCCTCGTCGCGCGGCGGGATGGCGCCCCGATCGTGTGGCCAACGGCCAGCCACGGACCCGGGCGACCTGGTGGCGGATGGCGCGCGGCGGCCGAGATCATCGACTGGTCGCTGCCGTGCCCTTCGATCTTCGAGCGGCGCCGCCCCCTGGCCGAGGCGACCCTACGGCGGATCGCCGCCGGGATCCGCCGCTACGTCGTCGAGGCAGACGATCCGTTCATCATTCCAGTGACCCACCAGGGCGACGCCCGCGTCCACGGGATCGGCGACCCTCTCCGCACCATCACCGCAGCCAACCGCGGCGAACTCGCGCTGATCGATCCCTTCCTGGTGAAGTACCACGGCGGCGCCGGGGGGACAGAGCGCGGCCAGCCGATCGACGAACCGATCCGCACCGTGGACGCGTCGAATCGCTTCGCGGTCGTCGAGCCGTTCATGCTGCCGGTCAAGACCTGGGGCGGCGGCGGGAACGGGCCCCGCTCGTCGCGCCTTCCCATGCGCACCGTCACGGCGTCGAAGCGAGGCGAGTTCGCTCTGGCGTGCGCCCTGGTCACCAAGCACTACGGCGGCGTCGTCGGTCACGGCGTCGACCGCACCCTCGGGACCGTCACATCGATCGACCACCACGCGCTGACAGCGGCGTTCCTCACCAAGTTCTATGGGACCGCCGTCGGCGCCAGCGCCGCGGACCCGATGCCCACGGTCACTGCCGGGGGGCAGCACGGTGGCGGCCACATCGGCGAGGTCAGAGCGTTCCTGACCAAGTTCTACAGCGCCGGTGGCGACGCGCGCGCGCAGAACATGAGCCTGTTCGACCCGCTCCACACCCTGACGGCGAAGGCGCGGTTCGGCCTCGTCACCATCGCGGGCGAGGCCTACCAGATCGCCGACGTCGGGATGCGAATGCTCCAGCCGCACGAGTTGTTCGCCGCCCAGGGCTTCCCGGACGACTACGAGATTCGGCCGCTCCACAACGGCAAGCCGATGACCAAGACCGACCAGACGATGCTGGCGGGGAACTCGGTCTGCCCACAGGTGGCTGAGGCCATCGTCGCGGCGAACGCGCGCGGCGCGCAGCGGGAGGCCGCGTAGGTGGTGACGCCGTACTTCGAGGACCGCGGCGCGACCATTTACCTCGGCGACTGCCGCGAGATCCTGCCGGCGCTTGCACTGGGTGGGGCCGTCGATTTGGTGCTCGCTGACCCGCCCTACGGCGACACGTCGCTCGACTGGGACGTGCGTGATCTGCGCTGGCTCGCCGTAGCCGGGCCGCTGCTCGCCGCGCACGGCTCGGTCTGGTGTTTTGGCTCCCTTCGCATGTTCATGGCGCAGGCGGCGGGCATCGATGCACTCGGGTGGCGTCTCGCACAAGACGTCGTCTGGGAGAAGCACAACGGCTCGGGATCGGCGGCCGACCGCTTCAAGCGCGTGCACGAAGGCGTGGCTCAACTCTACCCCGCGGGCTCGCAGTGGAACCGTGTTTACAAGTCGCCTGTCACTACACCCGACGCCGTGGCAAAGCAGGTTCGCAGGAAGAAGAGACCACAGCATTGGGGTGAAATCGGCGAGGCGCACTATCAATCCGAGGACGGCGGTCCTCGCCTCATGCGGTCGGTCATCTACGCGCGATCGTGCCACGGATATGCCGACCACCCGACGCAGAAGCCCGTCGAGGTCCTGCGCCCGCTGATTGAATACTCCTGCCCACCGGGAGGCCTCGTTCTCGACCCGACCATGGGCGCGGGATCGACACTGATCGCTGCGCGGCAACTCTCTCGCGGGGCCATCGGTATCGAGATCGACGAGGGCCACTGCGAATCAGCAGCGCGTCGCCTGACGACTGAGATGGCGTTCTCGTGAAGGTCGACATCTACATGCCGATCTTCATCGGCGATTACCTGCGCGACACCACCGACCTCACGACCGAGGAGCACGGCGCCTACTTCCTGATCTTGATGTCGATGTGGACCGCCGGCGGCAGCCTGCCCGAACGAAAGCTCGCCGCCGTGGCCCGGGTGCCATCTGACCGCTGGAACGGGGTCTGGGAGACGCTCTCTCGCTTCTTCACAATCAGGGACGGCCAAGCCACCCAGGGGCGCCTCTCGGACGAGCTTTCGCGAGCCGAATCGATGCGCGAAAAGGCCCGCCAGAATGGTCTCAAAGGCGGGCGCCCAACAACCCAGGACAAACCGGACGGTAAACCTAGGAATAACCTATCGGTTAACCCATCGGTTAACCGGCCGGGTAACCCAGACCATAACCCAGGAGAAACCTCTTCAGATCCCAGATCCCACCATCAGGAGCGCGCGCGGGGATTTCTGATCGTTCCAACGAACCGGTGTGGACCGCGCAGCAGTGGCTGACCGAATTCAAACTGGCGTTCCGCGAGGCCAAGGCTGGGAAGTTTTACGGTGCCGGTGAGTCGGACGCCAAAGCGACGGCCCGCCTCGGAGATCTGATCGCCGAGATGCCGAAGCCGGACCTGCTTGATGCCCAGCGGCGGGCGCCCGAGATGTTCGGCGAATATTTCGCCGACCAGGCCAAGGCCGTAGCCGACGCCCGGTGGTGCTTCTCGTTCTTCGTGACCCGCTGGAACGGCCTGCGGATCCCGAATGCGCCGGCCAAAGACACCGGCCCCCACTACCCCCGCCTGACCCCGCTGCCAGAGATCGAAGGCCACCGCCGCGGCGATCCCAACGCCCGGAAATGGGCACTGGAGCAGCTCGCGAAAGAAACCACGCCGCTCGCTGGTGATCCCCCGGGGGCCGCATGACCGAGCGAATCCCCCCGCACGACGAGCGCGCCGAGAAAGTCCTCCTCGGGCTCGCGCTCGTGAAGCCAACCGCGCTGGACGAGATCGCAGACCTGGCGGTGGACGATTTCTTCATGCCGGCAAACCGCGAGGTCGTCGAGGCGATGCGCGAGCTCGCCCGCCGCGGCCGCCGCGTCGAACCGGTCGGCCTTGCGGCGCAGCTTCGCGCCGGCGGCAAACTCGCCCGTCTCCCTGACGGCGAGATGTACCTGATGGCGCTGGTCAACGCCGTCGAGATGGGCGACGTCCGCCACTTCGTCCGCATCGTGTCCGAGAAGGCGGTCCTGCGCCGGATGATCGTCGCGTGCACCGAGATCGCGGCGCGCTGCTACGGCGACGTCGGCGACGTTCCGGAACTGGTGGCCGAGTCGCGCCAGCAGCTGGCGAAGATCGAACTCGGGGGCGACCAGGACGGGCCCGTGAAGCTGGCCGACGACCTCGACACCGTGCTGGCCGCGATCGAGAAGCGCGCAACCGAGCCGCGGGGCCACTTCGTGCTGTCGCACATCGAAGCGTTCGACCGAATGATCGGCGGCTTCGGCGCCGGGCAGCTGATCCTCGTGGCCGCAAACCCATCGCGCGGGAAAACGGCATGGGCGTTGAACCTGATCCTGCGAGCGGCGCGACAGTCGCTGATCCCGTCGCTGATCTTCTCGCTGGAGATGGAGCGCTCGGAACTCGTCGAGCGCGCGCTGGCGTTCGACGGGAAGATCAACGGGTCGTCGATCGTGTCGGGCCGGATGAACGGCCCCGAGTGGATGCGCATCCAGGCCGCGGCGTCGCGCCTGCACAAGGACCCCGTGTGGGTCGACGCTCGCATGCTGACGGCGGCGCGGATCTGCTCGGAGGCACGCCGGTGGCGGGCGCAGAACCCGGGCAAACAGGCCCTGATCGCGATCGACTACCTCGGGCTGATCAAGCGCGTCGGTGGCGTGAAAGACGCGTTCAACGAGTTGTCCGAGATGCCGAAGTTGTTTAAGGCGCTGGCCAAGGAATTGAAGTGCCCGGTGGTGCTGATCGCGCAGCTCAACCGCGAGAACGTGAAAGAGAACCGGAAGCCGCGCCCATCAGATCTGCGCGGCAGCGGTGAGATCGAAGCCGACGCCGACATGATCCTGTTCCCCTGGTGGGAGGGCGAGGCGCCGGTGGTGGGAACGCATCCCGCCTGGCTGATCGTCGCCAAGAACCGGAAGGGCCCACGCGGCGAGGTGCCGGTGACGTGGTCGCCTGAATTTATGGCCTTTGAGGACCGCGAAGATCTCGAACAACCCCAACAAGCGAGTTTCGCCACATGAGCCTACGCAACGAGACCACCACGAAGCTGCTGGCCGCGGTCGCGGCGCTCGACCTTGCCGACCACCGCCTGAAAGAGGGCGCCGCCGTCTGGCCCTCCGCCGACTGCGACATGACCGTCCACGAGATCGACGAAGCCCGCCGCCTGATCAGCGGGATGTCGATCCGCCTCCGCACCGAGATCGCCAACCTCCAGCCGACGCGCCAGCGCGCGGTCGGGAACGCGTAACCGAACCCAACACCGAAAGGAACCCGACGCCCACATGGAAACCACCAAGCTGACCCTGAAGCTCGCCGTCCCGATGACCCAGGAACGAGAGATGGAGATCCACCGCGAGATCTCGAAGGTGATCAAAGAGATCTCCGGCATCGAGGAGCAGAAGAAACGCCTTTCTCCGCTGAAAGCGCGCATGAACGAGTTGAACCTGAGCATCGAGGCGCAGACCGTCGAGGCCGAGGTCGACTGCGAGGAGCGCTTCGACAGCGAGACGGGTTTGTACAAAACCTGGCGCCTCGACACGAACGTCGTGTTCAAGACGCGGCCCTGCGATCCGGAAGAACGGCAGGTAAACATCCCCGGCATCGAGACCGACGCACGGAAGCGGATCGAGGAACTGAATAAATCCGAGGAACAGGTCTCGGCCGGATCGCCCGAAGAGGCCGAGCAGCTCCGCGAGCAGCGCCTGGCCGAGGAGGCCGCGACCCGCGCGTTCGACTCCATCACCACCGGCGGCACGGTCGAAATCCTGACCGGCGACGTTTGGGTTTCGGCACGCGTCGAGAACAAGATCCAGTACCACTTCGAGGTCAACGGGAAGCTCTACGACGTCAGCAAACACGGCGTCTCTTGGAAGCCCCCCGCCACCTGGCAGGACGTCGTCGCCGAGTCGCAGGAGCGCGAGCGCCAGGCGCAGATCGCGGCGCTGACCACCGACCAGGCGAAGGACCAGCAGGCCACCGAGAAGAAGCTGCTGCGCGCCCCGAAGCGCCCCCCGCGCGTCAAGGTCGTCGACGAGAACGACGTGCCGCTCATCCCGCCGCAGGAGATACCGGCGAGCGCGGCGCCGGCGGACGAGCACCCGGCGAAGGCCGACGGCGACGACGAGTTGGCTTTTTGATGACCTGCCCCCGCTGCAACCCGGGTCTGTGCATCTGCAAGGTCGCCCGTCCCGGCTGGAGCGCCGCCGACGCTGCCGGTCTGCTCGCCATCGTATTCGGGCTGGTGGTCGGCGTGTGCGCGGCGGTGTTGCCGTGAACGGGCGCGGGTCGGATCCGCCGTTCATGACGGGCAACGACCACTTCCCGTCGGTACCGGCGAGAGAGACGTCAGCGAAAGGCGGCGCGATCCGGGCCGCGCGGCGCCAGGCCGGGATGGACGTTGGGACCGCGGCGCGCCAGCTGAAGATCGCGGCGCCGCGGCTGGTGCAGATCGAGCTCGGCCAACACGTTTTCACCGACCCGGGCGACTACGCGCGGGCAGCGCACAACATCCGGACCGGCGCCGCCCGGCGGGACAGCGAAAGGAGAGGGACGTGAAGACCGAAGACCTGATCCGAATCGCCCACACGGTTCCGGGTGTGGTGTGCGGCGACCAGCACGGCCAGCAGTGCGTCCGCGTCCGGGACGCCTTGCTGGAGGTTTCGCAAGCGGAGGTCGAGCGCGCGGCCACCTTCGCACTGGAGATGCGGCAGCGGTCGGCGCAGCAGAACGCCAAGGCCGTGGCCGCGAACAACACGCCCGAGGCGGCGATCACCTACTCGATCTGCAACGCCATGAACACCCTGGCGCTGCTGATCCGTCTGCCGCCGGACGGCTGCACCCACTGCCTGAACACGCGAGAGGTGGAGTCGACAGTGGCGCCAGGGCAGAGCGTCCGCTGTCCGACGTGCGCGGAGAGGGTGGTGGCGTAGCCGATGCCCAAGGTGATGCCCCGCCAGAAGCCCGGCGAGTCCGTGCAGGAGGTCGGCACCCCCCGCGACTTTCTCGACGCGGTCGAGAAGCGCTTCGGTCTGATCGGCCTCGACCTGGCAGCGAATGCCGACAACCACATCGTTCCGTTGTGGTTGGGCCCGGGTAGTCCGCTACATGGCGGGGAGGACGCGCTCGCGCCGTCGGTCAGCTGGTCGGGGCGGTCGCTGCGTTTTTTAAACCCGCCCTTCGGTGACATCGAGCCGTGTGCGGCGAAGTGCGCGAC